CTGTCAATTTCCCCAAGCACCGATGTACTTTAACGAATAGTTACAAATTGTACATAGATCAACACAATTATTACATTGGCATTGTGCACAAATATATAATGTAAAATTTGTGTAGTTTTTACTATTGTAATGTGATTCAATATGTACTACTATAATACTGTGCTTAGTCACAAGGTTACATATATCATATAAACAATATAAGAAAAGAGGTATAAATATGAAATTAACAGAAACATTTTTAATGAATTCAGACGGAGAAAAAACAGTATATATCGATACTGATTTAACTAGTATAAACTTTGGTAAATTATTTGTAAAAAAAAATAAACAAATAACAGAAATTTTATTTGAGGATTGTAATTTTTCTTATGATACTTTCTTTGACATAAAAGAAAAATTAAATGATAAATATACAAAATGCCAAGCCTCAGTAATGGCTGATGAATTTACAAAAACAATGAAAACTATAGACATAAATTTTGTTTGTAATGTAGGAAAGAAATTAGGATTTAATTTTGATTTATTAAAAAGACTATATGAATTATCAACTTGTAAGAAAGTGTTTTTGTAGTAAGGAGGTCAAAAATGAAAATTACAAGAAAAAATAATACAAAATTTTCAAATTTGAAATATGGAGATGTTTTTATTTGGGATAATGAATTTTTAGCAGTTAAAATTTTTGATGAAATATCGCCTAATAATGCACTAAGTTTAAACTCTTATATGCTACTAAACATAGATGAAGATTTAGATGTTGTAAAAATAAAGTCTACATTGATAATTGAATAAGGAGGAACTAATATGAACACAATATTTTATATTAAGAATGGAAAAAAGACGAACAAAATTAAGCCTAAGTATATGTATAGCTTAGACAAACTCAATAAAGCTATAAGCTACGGAAGTACCATAGTAAGATTTGACGAATTACAGAAATGGTGCAAAACCAAACAGCATTGGAATTTAGTGACCAAGGATAGAGATAGACTAGAGACTGTATTAAATGAATTTGGATTTTATTACAGCTGTGCTTTTAGGTCAGAGGGGGCAGAAAGTTTTTATATCGAATTAGATTTAACTAAAAAGCAGAATCAAAGAGCAGTAAAAATCTTTCAGGATTTTTATATAAATTTATAATTATTACGCTGGTCTATCGGCAATACGGGAAGAAAGAGGTAATTTTATGAAAATTAAAGCAACAGTTTATCCAAACAAGGAAAGCAATACTAATTTGAAAGCTATGGTAATTCTTGAAGTTGAAGATTGCTTAATCATCAATTCAGTAAAAATCGTAGAGGGTAAAAAAGGCTTATTTGTGTCAATGCCACAGTACAAGGATAAAAACGGAGACTACAAAGATATAGTTTATCCGAACTCAAAGGAAAAACGAAACAGCTTAACAGCTCTCATATTAGCTGAATACGAAAAAGTTACAGGCACTAAGGATAATACATCAAATATCTAATATGAATAAATATGATATTGACAGCAATTTACATATTAATATTAATACAGGGATTGAATTTACAAGGGTAGCCCTAGAATTAGGCTACCCGGTGCAGTCAATCATTAAAGAGTTGAGAGAGCCGACTGAGTATAATATTAAGTTAGAAAAATTGAGGATTGCAGATAAAACAGTATCAGGCTATGCTTTACTCACTGATATTGACGATATTGAGAAATCTATAGCAAGTAGAGGTACAGCTGAAAATCGATATACCGCTGAGAAACTTATAAGAATATTAAGCAAGTATACAGATTACTAAATAGAAAGGGGTTAAAGTTATGTATAAAAGATTAGCAAAGGCATATAGCTACGACGGAACACGAAAGTTAATAGATATTAAAGGAATAGTGATACATTGGACCTCAGGAAGTTTTGACACAGCAAAAAATAACGTTGATTTTTTTGCAACGTCAAACACACGATATGCAGGGGCACATTATTTTACCGACAAAAAAGGATATGCAGGTCGTTCGCTTCCACTTAAATACATTGCAAACGCTGTTGGAGGGGGAGTAATGGGTGACGGTGGAAAAAAGTATTATAATATTCTTAATAATACGAATACAGTATCAATCGAACTTTGTTCGTCAACTTATGAAGAACCTTATAATAGAAAGCAAATAAAAAGAACTAAAAAATTAATCAAGTATATAAGACGTAAATGTCCAAATATTAAATATATCGTTCGTCATTATGATATTAATGGAAAATGCTGTCCTGCAACTTTAATTACTCCAGCTAGATGGAAACAGTTCGTTAAAGATGTAGGTTGTACCGATTTAAAGTACACATTATAAGAAAAGGAGTTAAAATTATGTATAAAAAATTAAGTTATTTATTTTTTTCTGATTTACAGAATGGGGATATAATTAAGATTAAGAAAGAAAATTCTAATGAAGATTATAAAATTCTAATCGTTGGGGAGCTTATTAATAATAACACAAGAAAAGTGTATAATATCAGAAGTTTAAATCCTTTACTTGAATGTAAGATAGTAGTTAGTTCCACAGGAACATATAAATATATTAGCCCTAGAGAAAGTATTATAATTGAGATTATGCAAATTAGAAGATTTTGCAATTACATTACATTAATAATGTATTATAATTATATTCGAGGACTAAATGATACTAAAGTACAAGATATTAATATTGTTCCTGATTTGGAAGTCTATGACAAAGTGGTTATGACCAAAGAAGAAATAGAAAAAAAACTTGGCTATGAAATCATAATAAAAGATTGATTTATACCCTGACTAAATATTTAGTCAGGGTATATTTTATCTCATTCGTGGAAAAACAAAAGGACAAAACCTTTGATTATATCTAAATTGAATTGGTGGAATTGGTTCAGGTAATGGGGGGTTATCGCTATCAGCTCTTGCGTAATACTGCCATTTATCAGCATAATAACTTTGAATACTGATTTGTTCGGCAGGTGGTAAAGTGTCATTATGAGCCCCGACTAACTTTGTTGCTCCTGATGAATTGCTTTCAAAAACAACCTCAGTGTGACCCTCTCCGTCATTGTTATAAAATAATATATCGCCCCTTATTAAGTCAGCTTTAGACTTAAATCTTTGTACTTTAAAACCTAAATTCTCAAGCTCTGTTTTTTGATTTGCGGTGGTAAATTGAGTTTGTAAATCATATCCCCCGCCATTATGTAGACCAAACGAAACAAAACTACTGCAATCAAAGTAATATCCATCATATGTCCAAGGAACTCCGTGCCCGGCACCTAGTTTGTATAAATATTTATTATTGTTGGCGATATTTTCACACCACTTTAAAAATCCAGTTATACTTGTATCATCAACTAAATTAAAATCAAGTATAACATTCCATTCTTTACTTCCTATGTGTCCGTTAGAATCTCCATTATATCTTTTTAATATGTTTGCTTGCGACTGGTCGGCAGGTCGCTCATAATTTTTTAACCAAGCCCCTGTTAAATAAAGTATACTTTCGGTACTTTTAATAAATTCTTTAAATGTGATAGGATAGTCACTTGTTTTAATCCATTGCAGATTGTTTTTTGCCTCGTAGTCTATTACTGAAAGCTGTGTAAACATAGTACTATAAGTATTATATCTCCCGATTGCTTTTGCTCTTTTTTGTAGGTTGCTTTTTGGCGTCCATTGAACTAATCCGTAACCTGAACCACCTACCTCGTTAAGCATAGGATTTACAGTTGATTCTGCTGATATATTTCCAAGTATGGCACATATTGAATTATTGCTCCATCCCAAATCACTCAACTGTTTGCAGTATTTAAGAATGCATTTAGCATTAAATTTTTGCTGTTTTTCCGTCAGGTAGCTACTACTTCCGTAGTAGCTTCCTGACATATCCCTGTATATATTAGCCATATTATTACCTCGCTATCTATGATTAGCTTCTTTATACTCGTTATACTTATATACATAATTAATCGAATGCCAAATAGTTGTTCCATTATCAAACATCTGTTTAATTACATTCATAGCGTCCTGCGGAATATTACCGATTAAGTTAACGCCACTTGTTTTAATATAATTCCAATATGGTCGACTGTCGAATTTAGGAACTTTTATTTGATTGATTTTGTAACCAAACATTGAAAAATAATCATCAATCATTTTACAATTTTCAGCTGTAATTGTAACTGTTTGGGCTTTAAATCCTATCTGTCCAACGGTAATATTCGCTACCCCTGTAAAGGCTCCGTGGGGAACATCTGCCTTGCTTTCCTGATCTTTCAACGCTGAATCCATAGCGTTTTTTTGGTTATAATAATTGATTCCGGTATCAACTGCCCCAGTTACTGAACTAACAGCACCGCCAACGTTTCCACTTGCAAAACCACCAAGGAATCCAGCCCAGTTTTTTATAAATCCGATTTTAGTGTTATTCTCCAAAGTCGAATACTGATTTGAAATGCTGTTCTGATTCGCCGCCATATAGCTGGCGAAACTGTTAGTAACAAAAGGAAGTTCAACGTTAGTTTGCCCCTGTATTGAATAATCAAGATTTTTCACAACACCGTCATATTCATTTAAATAACCAAAGCTAGTATTTGCTTCCACACAAGGGAAATAATAATAAAAATCAATCTTGCTTTTATCGTTGGAAAGCTCAAACTGACCTTTCATTGAATTACCGTTGTTGTTAGTAAAATTAGCAAAGCAATATGGATAAGTAAAGCACTTGTTATTTATAGGAGTATAGCCGTCAATATTAGTGGGTCGGTTAACCTGATACTTTAGCATTTCAGCCTGATTTTTATTTATTCCTACATAATTAATAGGGTCACCTGTATCCGCAAAGTAAGCTGTTTCCTTTATGTTGTCGGGGATTGCGGATTTGGGAACCATATACAAGCCACTAACTCCATCTAACTTATTCTTAAGCGTAAGCATACGTATTAACACATTCATCACTTCCAAATCGTCCGAAAAAATAATGCTAGTACTGTATTCATATTTAGACGGTTGGCATGTGTTTGAAATAGCGGTTCCTCCTGAATGACCGGTTTGTAATACTCCTGAAGTATCTGTACAAGCTAAACAAAAGTACATTCCCTTATCGTCTCCATTCAATACGACCGATTCTTTTATCTTATATTCATCAATCGGTAACCCCTCATCAATGATGTATGCTCCGTATGTATCTACTGGAACGTGTTCACGTTCCACAAATGAATCCTGAAAAGTTATTCTATGACAGTATGTTTGCCAATAATCATATTCATAATGAAGTATACAAGTAGTTAGATTGCTTTTCCATTCCACACTGGTAATAAAAATAAAGTACGTTTTGTTTGCTTCCTCTATCATTCCATAATTGTATTTATTGCCGTGATAGTAATTAATGTCTAATCTTATTGTTTTTTCAGATTTATTACAACTTGCTAAATTAGTTTTAATCACATCTTTGTATGAATTAAAGGCATTTTTTTGCTCTGCTTCTGTATTATAATAAACTTGATTTGCGTAGTCATTTATGGGAAAGTTTTTAAAAAGTGTTAAATTCATCATATTATCACCTCACTTTTAATAAAGAACAGAACTAAAAAGATGTTCGCTCTCTATCCAGTCCATATACATATTCATAACATTAGTAGTCAATTCAAGATATTTATGTAACAGCTCTATTGCGTTACCCTCATATCCGTTAGACACTTCATTGTATAATGATTTATTAGTTCCGTTTTCATTAGCTGTATCTGTAATATTACTATTGCTGTTAGTATCTCCTGTACTATCGTCAATCATATTACTTGTATTAGTTCCCTGATTGTTGTTAGCGTCCGTTATAAAGTTGCTTTTTGTACTAAAAAGATTATCAATGTCAACAGAATTTGATGGCGTATCACTGTGTAAATTAAAATCTTTACTGCTACTGTTGTTGTGGCTATTACTATGATTTTTAGAAATGCTGTGATTTTCAGCAACGCTATTACTATTTCTGTCGATTTGATGATTCGTATTAGTATTTGAATCACTTTCCCTATGATAAGTGTTTAGTGGATTTAATTCATTAGCTTTAACTGTAACAAATCTAACAGCTCTATCCTGATACTTTTTTAACATCTTTCTAAAAGCGATTTTAAAATCCAAAAACGTATCAAAATTTAACTCCCTATCGAAAAAAGTATCGCATAAAAATTCTATAAATTTATTCCATTCGTTAGTATCATCTGTATAAAAGTATTTCTTTTCAGAATCTAAAAATTTTTTAACTTTTTCATATACATTTTCGTAATTGAAAATTTTATCATATATATTTACAAGGTCAATTAATTTCAAAGTATAATTTGGATTATTCTTGTACATTCGTTTCAGCTCCTTTCTCAAAATCAAAGATACCGTTAACTGTATCTATGATTTTATTATCAACATCTACTTTCCAATCTGTGCCGAATTTTTCATTAACGTTTGCAATAAACTCTTTTCTATTCTGAATCCTGTTAGAAAGTAGAGTGTTTTTAATATCGTCGTTACTGCTGATTTCACTAGTGATTAAACGTTCTTTTTTATTTGGATTAACTAAACTCGAAAGTCCGGTTACGGTTAAAAATTCATTTAAAACATCTCTAAGTCCGTCGTAGTAACTTGATATTGTTTCAGGCGTGGAAAAACTCAATGTGTTAAATTTTTTGTCGGGTCGATTTAAAGCTACAGTAACAGGATTGCCAACGGTATGATTATTAAACTGGGTTAGAACTTCATTAAGGCTGTTTTTGTCCGGAACTTCTAACAACGCTGACTTTCTACTTAATATGATAGCATTATCAATACTAACTTTAAGTTCTGCTATGCACTGCGCATACTGCCAAGCTAGTACGCTGTCGCTAACGCTTGTAATATTATAATTATATCCAATTACTGCATTTTCCTTAGTGACTTGCTTTTCCGTTCCGTCGGGCATAATTGCCATAAAAGTACTATATTCATTCCAAGCGTTCAGCCTGCCGGTAGGATTTGCAGGAGCAACTATAAGATTGTCGGTCGAATCCTTAAAAACACAAACGTAAGCCGAATTGAAAAAACTTTGGTCTATTCTTCTTCTTAATACACTATTAACATTTTCATAATCAAATATACCTGTCAAAATGTTGGATAGTACTCCATACCAAATATATTTCCAACGCTCTTTATCGTATAATGCTTGTTCTGTTCCATTAGTAGGTTGCAGAACAAAAAATAAAAGGTCATTTATTTTCATATTTTTCATATTCCTTTCTAAAATTAATAGGCTACTACTATGAAGTAGTAGCCTGATTTTTTACTGTAAGATTTCAAAATAAAATTCTACGTTCATTGTATCAGCTCCAACTGACAAGTTAAAGTTTGAAAGATACGTACTATCAAATATAAAGTGTAATTTATAATTAGAATCGTCAGACGTTGAATCGGCGAAAAATAGTCCATAAGAAGCATCTATTACTAAGTTAGAACTAAATAGCGAACTAATAATATCAATTCTAACAGAATCTGTATTTGTTATTTCAGATTTTGGGATATTTACATAAATATCGCCGTGAATATTATTAATATACTTTCTATCTGCTACTTCAACATAATTAATAGCAAAGTTATTATTATCAGTTCCGGCATTTTTTGTTAAAATTGCCGTAGCTTTGTATTTTTTCTGTTTTTTTGTCTGATACGTAAGAGAACCACTATCGCCAATCTGATAATATCTTAATAAATTAGAATCATTTTCGACTTTCGTTACTCGATTCTTTAAAACTGATATGTCAGTTTTGTTGCTTTCAATGTCAGTTTCATTCTTAGTAATTTTTTTAACTAGTGTTGCATCAGCAACATATAAATCATTGATTTTAGTATCGTGGTCAACTAATTTATCATTAATAGTATCAATGTTACTATTAATAGTCTCAATATCGCTAGTGTTCTCTGTGACCTGTGCCGATATAGTTCCGAACGCTGTATCTATCTTATTACAGTTAGCGTTAGGCACTCCATAGCTAGGATAATCCATTCCGTCCCATAAATATAATTTTAAATTTTTTGTTTCTGTCATTTTTATTTCTCCTTTTCTAATCTCTAAAAAATGTCTGAACTTTATTAAAGCTATTTAAATTTATCGCTTTTCGTAAATCGCTAGGTAAAGAATTATAATAAAAATATGCTGATTCATCATCTTTATTATATCCTCGCCTAAAAAGTTTATACTGCGAATACAAGATGTTATTAATGTTAAAAAGAATGCTATCCATAGTGAATTCTAATCCTGCATAGCTTCCTAAATCGTTAGCAGTATGATGCTGTGTCGCATACTCGATTGAATCCCAATCGAGATTGTAAGCTATTGCACTAAATGAGTTATCCGTGCCATTCTTATTATATATGAATATAGTGCCCTTAATCTCGCCAGCTCCGTTTTTAACCGTAACATCACTGTAAACATCAGAGAAGTTGGTCAATTTAAACAAAATTCCAGCTCCCTCGATTTTAACGTCGGCAGTTTTTCCATTTACTGTAATTTCTCCAAAATCTGTATTATAAAACGATACGTATATTCCTGCTCCGTCAGTATCTAACCTAACATTTACGATTTCTTGAACTAGTGCCCCACTCCAAGTAGCTTTATATATATTACTATATTCAGGGAGTTCGGATAATATAAAATTATGTTCTGCCCAATTAATTTTTGATGATTCTGTAAGTGAATTATAATTATATAAATGTAATCTACTTTTGATTTCTGCAATATCTTCCCAAGTAAAGCTAAATCCTGATTTCTGAACGATTCGCATAATATCTCGCATACATTCTTCATTTGTTTTTAGGTTTCCGTCTACAGGCGAAAAACTTGCAATGCTTTTACTTGCTAATTCTTCTAACTTCTGATTTAATTCTGCTATTAGAGTTTTAACAACTAATATTTGCTTGTCGGTGTAATCTCTGTCGCTTTTACTTGTATCGCTAATTAGCGTTTTAAGTTCAGCTTTAGCTTCATTTAATAAGCGTTGAAACAATCTACCTAATTCATCAATTTGTGACTGTAAATTTGTATTTATAGTATTGACGTAGTTCCTTTCATTTGTAATTGCTTCATTAATGTATCTAGTTAAATCATTATCTAAAGTTTTTAATTTAGCTTCAATTTCAGTTGAAAGCTCTAATATTTTTTTATCAACGTAACCCTGATAATCGCTTTCCCAGTTCGATACATATTCAGTCACTTCATTCATCTTAGTAATTAATTGGTGGATAATCTGTTGAGTTGATAGTGCATTATCAACCGACAAATTCTGACTAAACATAAAAGGCAAAAGTCTATTCATTATATCTTCTCCTCTCTTTTAAATTTTAGGTAGTAGGAAAAAATCCTACTACCTTTATAATTTTTATTCTGTAACTATTACTGCATCTCTTTCAATAAGATTTTTGAAATAATCCGTTGGAACGTCTGACTTCTTCACTTCATGAACTAAAGCGTTAACGCAAAAGAATGGTGATGTGCTTAATGTCTGCCAGATATGTAAGTATCTATTATAAGCTCTTGCCGTTGGTAAGTCGTTGCCGTTTACTTCATTATCAGGGTCATCTATTACCCTGAAAAAGTTCTTATCACAAATAACAGCATCAATTGCATAATACTTTTCTGCTCCTGTATCGCCTGTTTTAATGTAACCCAAGCCGTCAACCTCTGTAACATTATCAACGTTGAACGCTAATTCGTCCTTGTTAAATGCGCTTGCTAACGTTGCTACTGATAATTTATTTTTGATTTTATAAGGTAAAATCAATGCTGTATCATCCTTAGAGCAAACTGGTAAAATTTTAGTTGTAGGATTTTTAGAACCCCAAGGTGAGTTGCTTGCATTTCTGAAATTAAATGAGCTAGCTATATCCTTTACCACTTCAATAAAATCATTGCCGGTGGACTGGTCAGTAACTTCCTTAATCTCGATTGTTTTAATGCCGTCATTTTGAACTGCTGACTGAATTAATTTAATCATTAACTCATATTCTTCTTGATAGTTAGACTGATACAAAGTTTCAGTTAAATCATTAACAAACTTTTCTAAATCATCCCAAGACTGCATAGCAAGTTTCATTTCCTTTTCCGAAAAAGTCAAAGGAAAAACTCTCTGTCGGTTAAGTCTATGAAAGCATTCAGCGTATTCCTGAGGATAAAGTTTAAACATCTTAGCCACTCCGTCAGTAGTAAATTCATAATTAAATCCGGTTACTAACCCCTTTGCAATTTCTCTTGTATCAATTCCTAATCCTTTACCACCCTTTTTAAATTTAGCAAGTGGATTTTCGAATTTAGCAATTCTATTGATAATTGTTTCGCCAATAACATTTATAAGTCCTTTAGCAAATTCGTTTTTTACTGTTGAATACTGTAAAATCGGATTTGATAATGTTACAATCGGGTCACCGTCCTTCAATTCTGCAACTTTTGTCTGATAATCTGCACTAGCGTTCTGCCTAATATAGTTTGCAATTTTAATTAAATCCATTTTTTATACTTCCTTTCTTCTAATAATAAATATCCTCGATTTTTATTTCTTCACTTGTTTCGGATTCATCTTTTCGTGAATCATCAACAACAACTGGTATCATTGCTAAAAGCTCTAAATTTTTAGCCTTTAGGCTGTTAACCGATTCCTGTAAATCTTCTTTTTCTTTTTCTAATTTTTCTTTTTCCTTTACAACTTCATCAACCTCGATTATTGATTCTGCAATGTCTGTTGTAATCTCGTCAATAGATTCAAACTGTTTGTTTGCTAAATCGTGAATTTTCATTCCTAATCAATCTCCTTTCTTATTTTTTCAAAAAACTTACTGATTTTTTTAGGGAATACATTCGGGTTCATTTTTCCTAAATTTTCAATAATTGAAATACACTCCATAACGATTAAATAAGCACATACAATTTTGAAAATTGAAAATCCTACATTGATTTCTAACATATTCATAGAACGCTCAGCATAGGCTGAAAAAATAACTGCTATTACCTCGGCAATCTTATGAAGTCCGCCCTGTCGCATTTTTGTTGAATTTAGCGACTTTGTAAGAATTGCAAAAATAACGCCTGTAACAACGTCTATTATTATTCCTGAAAAAACAGCCAATCCATAATATAGCATATTCTGTAGCTCCTTTCTTTTAGTATAATACTACACTAGCATACTACTTACTTCTTTGTCAACTGGTCGTTAAAACAATATTTAATTTTTTCTTTTTTCTTTTTTCTTTGTTTGGGTTGTTTTTTCCCTAAAATTGCCAGTCTAAATTGTTCTAATTTTTTATAATTTTCTTCCATATTTAAAACCCCTTTCATTCAATAATTTATATGTGTCAATATCGCCATATATAATAGGTTGATTTTTCAGCAAGGATAAATCTAATATAGGATTATGATTTCGAATGTCAGTATCGCATAGCTTATATTTGGGTAAATCCTCTCCCAAGTCTATTGATAATCCATAATCTGTAAAACGGTCTGACCGAACAAAGTATAGTCTATTATTATATATATCTTGTATGATATTAAACTCGTATGAATCGAATTTATATTCATTGCCTACTTTTTTAAAAGTTCTTGTATCATCTACAGATATTACTATTCTATATAAAGGTTGATAGTGTTCTTTGAATAAGTCAATATCATCTAATACTTGTAGTATCCAATCATCACTTGATATTACCTCACTCGGTAGTTCAAAAAATTCCAAGCCTGTGACCTGTTCGTTGCCTTTAATTCTTAATAGTTTAGGAATATCATTAATATCTTTAGTTATTCTTTCTCCATATTCGACCCCAATTACAGCAGGATTCTCATACTCGCCACTCGCCATATATGTATAAGTATGACCCTCTTCCAATCCGAAAGCATTTATCCCAAACAAAGTAAAGTATGGATTTATCGGACTTAAGATGTTTCCGATAAAATAAACGTGTACATCATTTCTAAGTCGAACTATAGTCGCCAGTAATGATTTAAAATGGTCAGCTTCATCAATTTCATATGAATAACTTGAAGTTAAAGCAAATTCATCAAATATTATATTACTTACATTTTCATAATTTATTGATTTGTAATTTTGCTGTCGCATTACGGGAATTACATAGCCAAGTATCTGTGCTGACTTTATAAAGTCGCTCCTGTTGAAGTTCCGTTCATCATCTAAATAAGCGTCATATTCATTTATATAGTAAATGTTTCCTTTATATTCTATGTGAATGTCATATTTATGTAAGGTTTTTTCAATAAACTCAGTCCACCAATTCGCTTGATGAAGTGCTTTCAAATCGTCCTTATATCGGCATAGCTTAACAAACTGTGTTCCCTTGTCGTAAAAATCTTGTAAAACAATATCCCTTTGCGTTGCTGTGGACTTTCCTGTTGTTCGAGTTCCCAATGAAAAAAATATATCAAAGTTATAATTTTTTTTCGCATTATCATAGCTATAATAATTGAATTTTTTATTTTTCGATTTCTTAAATGCGTTTAATTCGTCTAACGCTTTTTTTAAATTTGATTTTTTAATCATAATTATTTAACCTCTTAATTCCCAAATCTGCTAACTGTTCTACATATTCCTTGTCTGTTTGACTTATAGGCTGTTCATCTAAAGCGTCTAAAAAGCTATAATATCCCTTGTCAATTTCATCTTTAATTTTTTGATATTTAGTTTCTTCTTCAATTGCTTTTGGAAAAAGTAAACTTTCGACTATATCAGGGTCTAATTTTGAATATTGAGAAATTAGTGCTATTAGTTCATTATAATATCCGGCATTTTTCACATTATGCTTTCCTGAAATTCTCATTAGCATTACTTTCCTTTTATCCTGTTGCATTTTTTGCAATTTTTCAGGGGGTTGATGCCAATATCTATACTGGTCAGACTGTTTGCTTTCAATCGCTCTTCTTTTTCTCGATACTGTTGACGCTCGCTTTATCTCTCCTTTGTTGAATTTTCTAACTGCGTTAGTATACTCTTTCCATAGCTTTGCTTCTGTTTCTCTCTCTGACTTAGTTGATAATCCCCATTTTTTCTCTTCATACCTTAACTTAGCCATCAATTGTCTATGTGCTTTTCTTTCCTGTTCATCAATCTTAATCATAAGTCTACCTTTTTGCTTGTAAAAAAGCTGTCCTGAACGTCGGTCAAACCATTCGTTTGAGCCGGTCTTTTTCAAATATCTAGTGCTTGTTGTTTGTGTAACGTCTGGATATAATTTGTTTTTTTTCTTCATTTTAAAACTCCTTTCTATTCTATGTATAATTCTTTGTTACTATCAAGTGTAATTATAGTTTTTGTTGTAAATAAATCATAGTTTTTGTGGTATAAATTACATATTAACTTTGCATATATTCCCCAAGTTTTAGTATTAAAATCCCTCATAGTAACGTCAACAGATTCAAGCACAACGCCACTAACTACGGATTCTTGGTAATCATCAATTTGTAAATCATAGCGTTCAAACTTATATGTGCTTGCTAATCTGTTCGCTATTTTTCTGTCAAATATAGTACCGTAATGATAACAGCTTTCTACCATTTCTTCAAAAGACTTTCCATAATAATCATGAATTTGATTGAATAGCATAGTAGCGTTCGGCAATCCGGAAATAGTAGCCTGTAGCAGTTCTTTGCCTTTTTCTACCTTAGTAAATATATATGATTTTGTACCCAATGATGTAAACTTTGTTGCTGTGAACTCGTGTTCAAGAACTCCAAATCCTAAATATTTGTACTTGCCTAATGATTCAAGTTGTAATTTATTAAATTCATCAACTAGAGCCTGTACTTGTTCACTATATTTAACCTTAATACTATCAGTATCAATATAATAGACATCTATTCCATTGATTAAAAAAATATAGGCTATATATAATATTGAAGCTCTAGCGTATTGAGGAACATACAATCCATAAATATAAGATGTTTTATGCTGTTTATTCAAGTAATCCGTTTCAAAATCACTTTGTTCTTCTATGTACTCCCAACTTGTACTATCATATGAGATTTTATCTCTCAATAAATGCTGTGCATTATCACCATACAAGGCATTAAGGTCAGCTTTTACATTTTGATAAATTTGTTTGGCTGTTGTTTTTTGGGCGTATAAATCTTTTTCAGAATTTACCATATTTCTAAAAAATTCCTCCGGTATCTCTTTTTCACTATACTGTTTGTATTCTGTAGCGTTTTCAAGTAACGAATTATATACTTTATATTCTGCTTTTTTTCTTCCATTATATTCGACACTATTTAATTTAAATTCGTTAGTAGCTTTATATCGTGTTGCTATTTCCAAATATTCTACATCAATAAGTTTAAAGTTGTAAAATAAAGATAATGTTAAGTAATCTATGCAAGTAACATACATTCTTATTTTAGGTTCAATTTCTAAAATTTTACCATTTATTATTTTACAGTTGTACATATTTTTTAGCGGTTTGTCTAATTCCTCAATTTTGCTAGTGCCTATGGGTTGAAAGTCAAACTTAGCCTTTATATCAGATATAATAATAATGGCATTAAACATATTTCTAAAAGGCTTTGGTCGTATGTAATTTAAATGTGTGGATTTATACATACATTGCTTTAATTTTTTAACTTTGTCACCCTCAAATTCAACAAATTGACTTGGAAAAATTCTTGTTAGCATCTGAAAAGGATAGTCACTTGAAAAATCAAAACTACCTAAATTATTGTTGACCTGACCAATATATTTTGGGTTTGAATAAACTAAGCCCCCTTGAAAAAGTTTTTCCCAAAAATCAAGTTGTTCTTTACTTTTTGCATTTTCCAATCTGCATAAAAATTTATTTAATTTGGATAAATTACCCTTTTTCTTTTCTCCGTGCTTATTTGTGTAATATTCTGATACATTAATATCTGGATTTTGTTCACAATTGAAGCGCATTATTCCAGTCTTTGTAAATGGAATGCTTTCTAAATTAGTGATGTAAGGATTTTTTTTAATTAAGCTATACACGGATTTTAGCATAATTTCTACATCTCGGTAGTTATAATCAATTTCTTTCTGTTCCATTTTAGTTAGAGGTGTTCTAAGTTTAGTGTAATTATAATCTAACTTAGGCAAGTTTAACTCCTTACCTAGAGTTTTAATTGATTTATTTAACAGCAAATACGAACATCTAAATTGTAAATTATGGCATTGATAATATAAAGGTTTGTTTTTTTCCAAAAACATATATCCCTTGTTGTTTAATCTTGTATCAGATTTAAAAAACTCCAAATTATTGCAAAAGAAACTGTATTCATAAGAAAAGTTATGAATGTAAAAAAGTCCGGTAAGTTCTCTATCTTCCATATATGTATTTAACTCAAATAAATAGCTGTCTAAATCCTCATAAGTTCGCCCGAATTTAAGTTTTGTGTATTCCCCTGTAATACTATCAATACAACTTACACAGAAAGAATACATAAATGAACATTTTTTAACTATATCATCTGATTCAATATGTTGCATATTATTTTTAATATACCACTCATTATTATGCTGAATGCATAAATTATTATCTGAATCATAACCGATAGTACTTGTTTCAATATCTAATCCATAAATATATCTATAAAATGTTACATTCATATTAGACCCCTTTCTCGCTACTCCAATAGTATATCATAATAGAACATATACAACTACACAAATTTTACATTATATATTTGTGCACAATGCCAATGTAATAATTGTGTTGATCTATGTACAATTTGTAACTATTCGTTAAAGTACATCGGTGCTTGGGGAAATTGACAG